AAGAACATAAACTAAGAGGTTAAAATGAGTAAAAATAAAATCGATATTTCACAATTCATGTTAGATAAAAATGATGAAAGACAATTAAAGTCTTTAGATAAGTTATCACCATTAAGTGAAAATTATGATAAAAATAAAAGGGTAAACTTAGAGTATTTCAACGAAGATGAGTTGGATGATGTTGCTGTAGATGATTATTCGGATTGTGATGGACGTGAAGATATAGAGACTCTAGGTGATATAGGAATGGACATATATTAAACTATTAAACATAAGTGATTTGTTAAGCGGTTAACTATTTATGAGTATATGGAACACAAAGAAAATAATGAACAAATCATTAAGGTATTATCTTTCATTTTAACAAGATTAGATACTTTAGAAATAGAACAATCAAGGCATAAAGAAATGTTTTATAAGGTTAGAAAAAATCTAACCAATGCTAATGATTTAATTAATCAAATATTAGATGTTCTTGAAATTGAAAATCCAGATTTGTATTCAAAAACAATGGAACAATATCAAGACTCTACTATGAAAGACTTGGTAGCAATGTTAGATAAACATATAAACGAACTTGATAACTTTAGCGATGAAGAGGTATTTGACCTACTGACACAAATAGTTGGAGATGCCTAATGAATAGTGAGTTGATAATTTTTTTAGAGGATTTAAAAGCTTTGTTGTTAGAAATAGACACACATCATGAAGAAGACCAATACGAAATACTTATAGAAGTCATAGATTTAATAGATAATAAAATTATCGAATTAGAGTCATAATTGTTACATTACATAATTACAATTACATTAGGAATTGTCGCCACCTTTTTTGGGGTGGTGACTTTCTACGCATTACGTCGTATCAACGCTTACGAAAATATAATACTAAATATAAATAATATAATAGAATCAATAAAACTTCAACTTAAAGTAATAGACGATAAAGGAACGTTTGAATCTGACGATGAAATTGGTTTCTTTTTTGAGGAGATAAAACAGTTATCTAATAACTTAAGCAATTTATTTGAAACAGAGGTTGAAGAAAATGAAAAAAAGACGCAAAAAGAGTAAAGTTTATTTTGGCACACCTGTTCACAATGCCATAGTTGAATATAATCATTCAACAGAAATAAAACACAGACATGAATTATATACGGAAGTAATACATCCAGCTTTCTTAAAGTTAGCTGAGAATATTATAAATACGTTTAAGTTTAGTTATTTCAGCTATGGATTCAGAGATTTACAGGAAGAGGTTGTATCAAATCTTGTTTTGAACATGCATAAATTTGATGAAACAAAAGGTAGTAAGGCTTTTAGTTATTTCTCTGTAGTGGCAAAAAATTATTTAATTTTAAATAATAATGCTAATTATAAGAAAATGAAAGTTCATGATGATATAGATGTTTTATATGATGCTGGTATGGATGATGAAAACATAGTTCGAAATCCATCAAAGGATATATTTAATAAAACTATCAATTATTTTGAGGAAAACCTAGATAGGTTGTTTCCAAAAGAACAAGACAAAGATGTCGCAGAATCAATTTTATATTTGTGTAAAAATAAAGATAACATTGATAACTTTAACAAAAAAGCAATCTACATTATGATTCGTGAAATGACAGATGTAAAAACATCTAAGATTACCCAAGTTACTAACACTTTCCGCAAGATTTACCCAAAAATCCAACAAGAAGTATTGACACGTGGGCATATCGATAATCTTAGATATACAGGTTCTTTAATGTAATAATGTTCCCATACTATATTTATATGTATGGAAAAAGACTTCAAAATATTCGACGGAAAAAATTTCTCTGATTTATCTCAAGAGATATACGAAAATAATAAATTTAAAAAAACTCAAATAGAACTGTTGATACAAGAGGTTCATGGATACATTCAAGGAATAGAAGATATAGCAATCGTTGGTCCTATAATAAAAGAGCTAATGGATGTTGGTATTAGAAACGATGATAATCTTGTTAAATTAGCAACAATTTATCAAAGAATAATGTCGAAACAGCCTGTTGATGAGGGGGATTTTTCTCTTTTATCAGATGAAGAAAAGCAACAACTTATGGAATCTCTTGAAAATGTAGCAGATGACTTACAGAAAAAAAGAGATGAAGTAGTCGATATGGAATCAATTAGACAAAGATACGGTGAGAATTAATGCCGAATCGTATTTATGATGATTTAGTAGATAAGTCTATTAATTTTAATTTAGCTTTGGTTAATAGGGTTTTTTTAAGCGACAATGACGCTATTAAACAGACAAGTGAAAAAAATCAATCTCAAATGATTGAAATAAAACCTTTTTCAACAACCTTACCTACCATACAACGTAAATTAAATGCCAGACCTTTACTCCGAGGAATAAGTGATTCTATAACCAGAGGTGATTTAGTTTTATTTACAATAATATCAAAAAAAATATATTACATAGGTCCTTTAAATACACTGAACACCCCACAGTTAAGTCCTGCGAACTTTTATAATAAACAGATAGAAAGTCGTAACAGCACTGATTTAAATCTAATAAATGAAACTGGTTATGGTAGAGATTATCCATATCTATCGGGTGTTAAAAAATTACAAAAGATAAAAAATAATCAATTAGATTTTTTTGAAGAAGAATATTATGATGTTTCAAAACTTTCGGATTTAACGTTAGAGGGCAGACATGGAAATTCCATAAGGTTGGGGTCAAGAGCAATTTTTCCTAATGTAAGTATCGCAAATAATAACCTTGGTGGTGAAACATTATTTAATGGTTCAAATATATCGATGTTGTCAAACGGTTCAATTCAACAAAACTTTCAAACGGATAACAACTTCTTATTATCAATTGATACACCTATCGAAGAAAATGAAACAAACGCATTTCCACTTAATAAGGGTAATGATTTAGATGAAGAAAAATTTGATTATAATTATGGTCTCGAACAAGATACTGATAGTAAAAATGATTTCGATCAAATAATAATAACATCGGATAAAATTACATTTGATGCTAGGAGCACGGTAGGTGGTGATTTTACAGTATCATCGAATAGAAATATCAATTTTGGTGCTAGAAAAAATTTCACATTAAACAACAGTGGTAATTCAGTTATTAATTCTCGTAATATTTATTTAGGAGAGCCGGCAAAGAATAAGTCTGAGCCTTTAGTTCTAGGTGAACAATTAAGAGTATTACTTTTAGAAATTATGAATATATTACAAGATTCTAGAGCATTAGTCCAAGGTGTCCCAATACCTTTTGTAAATCAAAACTCCTCACCAATGTTCCAAAGAATACAAAATTTAATCACTGAACTACAACCAAGAACAGAAACAGAAGGTGAATTACAAAATGATGGACCAGAATTTATGAGCCATCATCATTACATTGAAACTAATATCAGGAGTCAAAATGAAGGTTAATATATTTAAAAAATTAATAAGAGATATTATAAGAGAAGAGTTAGATTATAAATTTAGTCGACTTGAAAAAAAGTTAGATGAAGCGCTAGTTAACAATAAAGATGTAAAGTTAGTTGAAGATATTGATAGACAGCTTACCGCAACAGGCATGACAAATTTTAATATAAGTGGTAAAAGGGTGAAGCCAAAACAACCTGTTAGGCGTATGTCAAGTAACAATGTCTTGAATGATATATTGAACGAGACATTACAAGATGGTAAGTGGCGTAATATTGAGAAGGAAGCACAAACACAATCGGTAATGGATAACACCGAGGCTTTACCCGACCATTTAGCAAATGCGTTGAATAAAGATTACTCTGATGTTATGAAAGCTGTAGACGAAAAGGCAAAATTTAAAAATGGGTCTTAAGAGCAACATATACCAAGCATTAATTGAAAATATTCAGCCTGACGAACCAGGTGAAAATTTTAATTTTTCAGATAAGGCAGTTGAAAAGATTGATAAGTTAGCACAAAGTCTTGAAGATGCGATAGTTGAATTTATCACATCACAAACTTTCAGAATAACAAAAATGCAAGCCAGTCAAATGAATATTTCTGGTATCACAGCGGCTGGTGTCACGGTTGGGCCTCCGTCACCCCATACCGTCCCACCTATTTCGGTAACTGTTCCAAGCGTTACGGTAAAGATTGATGAAGATGGTAGTGCGACGGATAATTTGAAAGCTGGTGGAAATGTTGAATCACTTTCGAGTAAAGTTATTCTACCAATTAATGAAGTAAGTAACTTAGGATAGTAATGGCAATATTAGATAGAAGTAGAAATAAGTTCATAGAAGATGTCGATACAAGAGTGTCTGTGGGAATTGACTTTCCTTTTGCTAGAGTTGGTGGCGGTGAAGGGTATTTTAAAACAACTAAGACAACCGTTGATTCAATTAAGAATAATATTCGTTTGTTGTTACAAACCAATCAAGGTGAAAGGTTGTTTCAACCCAATTTAGGTATGAATTTAAGAGAATTACTATTCGAACAATTAAATGATGATACTAGAATTCAAATAGAGAATAACATTGTAGATGTCTTTCAAAAATGGTTGCCTTTTGTTGAACTGAGGGATATACAATTAAACACAAAAAATCCAAATCAAATAAATGTTAGCATAGTATTTAATATTAGAAGGACGCCAAATATGATAGAAAGAGTTGACGTAGCATTTGATACAGGTGGTGGTTTAACCAATGTTACTGATAATCAAGGACTAGAAAGTGGTGTAGGTGGGGAGGCTATGAGCAATGGCGTATACTAATAAACAAAAATTAATACCAACAAATGTAAATTATACGAGTAAGGATTTTAACTCGATAAAAAATGATTTAATAGAATATACAAAATCTTATTTTCCTAATACGTATAAAGATTTTAATGAGACATCGCCAGGTATGATGTTAATTGAATTGTCAAGTTATGTGGGTGATGTGTTGTCATACTATATAGATTATAATTATAAAGAAAATCTACTATCAACAGCAACCGAAAAAAGAAACGTTAGAAGATTAGCAGAGTTTTTAGGGTATAAAACACCTAATAAAACCCCTTCGGTTGTAAGATTAAAAGTAACAACTGAAATTGATGCTGATGCTAATGGTGACCCACAATTCAGTAGTCTATCAAGTGGTCATCCTATTAACGATAGTTTACAGATTGCTTCAAACATCGACTCTGAAGTTTTATTTGAAACCACCGAGGAGATAGATTTTACTGCTAGTGGTTCAGGTGATCCTGATATAAGTGCACCAGTGTTAGATGAAAACGGAGAAGCAGAGTCCTATATACTAACTAGGTTTGTTAGAGCTGTATCAGGTAAAACCAAAACCAAAACGTTTACAATTACCAGTCCAACAAAATTTTTAGAATTAGATTTAGGTGATGATGATGTAATAGAAGTTTTAAACTGTTTAGATTCTTCAGGTCAGAGATGGTATGAAGTTGATTATTTAGCACAAGAAAAAGTTTTAAAGGAAACACATTATACAGAAGATATCAACAGAACAACATCTTATGACCAAGGACAAATTACTGAGAACGTTTCTCCTATTCCTATCCCTTATGTTGCGGAATATATAAAGACAAATAAAAAATTTACCACTAACTTTGATGATGATACACAAACCTATAAGATACAATTTGGAAATGGATTATTTAGATTTAACAACTCAGGCTCTAATGTCGATCCAGTTGAACAAGCCGGAGTGTTTATCAATGAGACAAATGTGTCTAATATACCCGGTGCTATAAATGCTACAGTTGGTAATAATTTAAATCTAGGAGAGACACCGTCGAACACAATTTTAACCTTTACATACAGAGTTGGTGGGGGTAGTGATAGTAATGTCAATGTAGGTGAATTAACTGAAATAAATAATACCCCAGCAGGTGTAACGATTACTGTCACTAATGATGAGCCGAGTGTTGGGGGGACTAATGGACAAACAGTCGATGAAATAAAAAACAACGCCAGTGCATTCTTTTCTTCACAACTTAGATGTGTGACCAAAGAAGATTATACTGCTAGAATAAAAAATCTACCCCAAAAGTTTGGTAGTATTGCGAAAGCCTATGTGGAAAGATTGGATGGTGGAACTTTAATGGTATCTACATTGTCCTATAATCAAAGTAAACAATTAGTTCAAACACCACAACTAGTTTTACAAAATGTCGCCACATATCTTAATCAATTTAGGATGATTAATGATATTGTAAATTTTGGATTTAGTTTAAATACAGATGAAGATGAAGATACACCTGATGAAGTTTTCTCTGGTTACATAATTAATTTTGGGGTTAGGTTTGTTGTTAATTACGATAGAAGATTCAATCCTACGGAAGTTAAATTAGATGTTATCGACGTGATAAAAGACTTTTTTAGAACTGAAAAAATGCAGTTTAGACAGTCAATCAATATCAATGATTTACAATATAACATACTCGGTTTGGACGGTGTAATTGGAGTTAAAGAACTTATTTTATTTCAAGATGGTAAGAGTGGAGAAAATGGATATGCTGAAGGCAGACAACTATATTATTACAGAGGTGACGGTGTTCAGGTAGGAACTGATTCAGAATATAATTTTCAATATAATTTTGAAAATGCTCTGACCGATGATGGTATATATAGACCGTCAATTACACCATCGGTTTTTGAATTAAAAAACCCAAACAAAGATATATACGGAAAAGTGATATAATGCATAGATATTTTTTTATAACAAAAGATACATTCATCAATAGTGGTTCAGACCAAATAACAGGTGATGATTTCAAAGATAAGAACACAGGCCAAGACGAAATACTTGAATTAAAAAAAGTTTTCTTTGATAGGACATTTGATTTTCCAACTAGGATTCTTCTACAGTTTGATACCGACGAAATAAAAAATTATATCAGCTCATCGGTCTTACCTTTGGATTATAAATTAAATTTAAGACTTTACGAAACTGAAGGCACTAGTGGTTTGAGCGAAGAATATACGATTGCTGCTTATCCTTTAAGTGAATCATGGGATGAGGGAGTAGGAAAGGAATTAGATGTGCCAAAAACAACTGATGGTTGTAGTTGGAAATTTAGACAAAACAAAGAGGGTGCGTCAGAGATTAGTTGGACAACGCCAGGTGGCACCTATATAGCAAACGATGAAGTTACTCAATCATTTTCCTCTGAAGCACCAGATATTAACATGGACATCACAGAGTTGACAAAAAAGTGGTTTAGAGGGGAAAATATAAACTATGGTTTGTTACTAAGATTATCTGGTAGCAGAGAGACCTCTACGGGTAGCTTTGAGGATTTAAAATTTTTCTCTAGACAAACAAACACAATTTACTCTCCCAAGATTGAATTAAAGTGGGATGACCATATACCAGCAACAGGCTCGAACACTGGTAGTTTGACGCCGTTAGATGTAAGTGGCAATGCTGAGAACTACCTATACAGATTACATTTCAGAGAAGCTTACAAAGAAAAAGAAATAATAAAATTTAGGTTTGGTGCTAGAAAAAGATATATACAGAAAAGTTTCTCTACTTCAGTTCATACAATAAGTGGTAGTTTTATACCTCATGGTTCAGGTTCATATTCAATTATCGATATGGCGACAAATGAGGATGTGGTTCCTTTCAGTGCTTATACCACAATGAGTTGTGATTCAACATCTAATTATTTCAAACAAGATTTAAATGCTTTTGAACCGAACCGTGCTTATAAAATATTAATAAAAGTAAATCACGATGATGGTCAGGAAATAATTTATGATGATGATTTTGAATTTATTTTAAGGACTTAATATGCCTTATCATAGACAAAGTTCTGATACACCGAGTAGGACGACAACTGAGACTCAACAAACAAACACACAGCAAGGTTTTACTCAAACAACAGATAGTGTTCCAGCTTCAACAACGACTACGAGCCAAAATGTAACTTTAACGGGTGATATAAATGGCACATTTCAAATGCCCACCCCCAATTCAAGAATCTGGTTAATAACAAGTGTTAATGGAGATATAGGAACAGTTCAACCGAATACTGATATTTTGTTAGAAAAACAAGGACAAACTATAAATAATGTAATCCAAAGCATCAATGGTAATACCATAACTTTAGCAAATATGGTCAACATGGATTTAAGTGTAGGTGCCGAATTAAACTTTTACATAAATCAAGAGGAGATAGTAGGCAATAATCCACCACCTAATATAAACACTAATGAGGAACAAGGTGAGGACACGGAAGTAGAAGAAGATGAGGAGATAAATCAAAATCCAATTGTTGAAATAGGTTTATTCGCAGAACCAAATCAGTGGGTTTTTGCGACAAACCCAAATCAAATATATGTAGGACCATATCACCTTCATGAGGACGGAACTGCTATGATTGGAGTTGGTGTGTTAGGTGTAATACACGAGTTGATACCAGACGAGATTATTATACCTAACGAAGTTGAGACACAAACTGAAATAGTGACAATACAGGTAAATTTAGAGGCAACTGAAAACGACAGACTTTTTTTTAAGAATTCTCCTGACCAACAATATATAGGTTTATATCATAGAATGTCTGATGACACTTTGATGATTGGTGGTGGAACTCTAGGCACATCTCATTCTATAAATCAAAATCAAGTTATTTTCGAAAAATTTAGCTATGATAATTTGAAACAGGTGAGAGAGGTAATAAGTGATGTGTTTTATCAGTTGTGGTTCAAATCAAATTCATTGACCGACGCCGAGATATTATCGATACAAACAACAATACGAGATGGTCGTAAGCAATTAGGCAGAAACGAAGATGAACCATTAGTATTTTTTAAAAAAGATAGGAACACCCTTGAAGCAAGAAAAGATTTACAAGGTAGTATTTTTGAAAACATATGTCAATATGTGTTTGAAAATAATCTTACAGATTATGATGATAGGTTCACATTATTAGAGGAAGAGTTAAAAGATCCAGTAATTACTGATGATGGTTTGGTTTTACCGATAAAATATAAAGTGAGATTTGATTATGGTTCAAACCAATTTTACGAAGTCGTTATGGCTACTAAAGTAGGAAATAATTTCACAGATGTTTTGAATCTAGGACAATTATTGAAACCAAGAACTTCTTTTAAAATTGATAAGACAAAAGCCAGAGAGATATTAGACACAAATATTTTTGAGCTGCTACCAACGCAAACAACAAGACAAACACAAATAGATAATTTTTTTAATCAGTTTGACCAATTGATAGGACCCACACCAAACTTCTCTGATGTTGATGGGGACGGTGCAACAGAATTTTTAGATGAAGATGGTGAACAAGCGGATATAGATAGAAGAATAAGCAGTGGTGATGAACCTACATCATTTATAACTAGATTGGATAAACATGTTACAGATCCTAGAAACGGTGAGAAAAATATCGGTAAAACTTTACAGAGTATGAGGAACAGATTAAACACATATTTAAATGATGTGGATAATTTAATACAAGAAATACCTGATACAAGACCGGAATATGAAAATAAATCTAAAGGCTTTTTAAAAATTAGAAAAGAAAATCAGGCAATTATTCTCAGGTCACCAGACAATGACTTGTTGGAGTTTCAAAAAAATAACTCTTATTTAAATGATGGTTTTACAATAACCATGTGGGTTAGATTTATAGGTAAATCAGAAAGTGGAACACTTTTTAATTTTGGTAACCCATTGAAAGATAACGGCATGGGGTTTAGATTAGAAACTAGAACAAATATTGATAGCAGCGATAATTATAAAAGATGGATTAGATTAGTAGTAAGGGAAGAGGATGGAACGCTACGAGATAATCATTGGGGAATCACCAATAGAGCAAGAAGAACTGTTAGTGAACAAAACTTTTATCCATCCGATGGAGATGGTAATTTATTAGGATATTCAAATCAAGTCATACATCAATTGTATCCAAATATACCAACTGATAATCTAGATGAGTGGTTTTTTATATGTGCTACTTATAATCCACAAGTTGTGGAAGTAGCGAGTTTAGCCAACGATAATCCTCTAAGAGAGGATAAACAATATTGGTTGAATCATAAAATATATTATAACACACAGAACTCCTCATCGCCATTTATACAAATAGGTGATAGAGATGATATAGTGAGTAACAGCCTTGAGGGTGCGAGATGTAAAGTTGAAATAATCAGTAAGACTGATCTTTTGTTAGCACGTGGTTTCAAAGTTAATGATTTAAGTATATCCACGATTGACGTAGATGTCGAAGAAGTAGTTGAAGAGACTGAACAAGAACAAGACATCTTGTTATAATAATGGCAAAATTTACAACTATAGAAGATTTATTCAACACTAATCAATCAATAGGTGGCGAACCAACTGAAGGCGGAAATGGTAACGAGGTGTTAAGATTTTACAAACCTGAAAGCGGGATAGATGTTACATATAGAAATCCTAATTTTAGTAACTCCTCTTCGTTAGACCAACCACATGCTACTAGTGTTGTTGAAAACCGCGATATGAGACGAACTCTAGGGACATTCACATTTAACAATAGGGGTTTTTGGGAGGACTCCAATTTCAATGATAAAACTTTTCAGTCCTTCATCAAAGGTGAATTAGAAATAAAAGATGAACAAATTGTAATTACAGATGGAAATGGAGAAGAAATTGTTTTTAATCCTAATTACGATGACTCCTCTACCTATAGATATTCAATAGATGCTGTTCCTTTTGTAACCGACCCAAACGATGATTTAGAAATAATTAGATTAGATAGATACTATGATAAAGATTTAAATAATAATGAATATAACCTTGCAACAGAGGGGAAAATTTCTTATTACCTCTATCCTAGGCAAAACGGAAGAACAGCGGAGCATAATATAAATATCTATGGTGAAAGGCCTAAATTTACAGGTGGTGGTGGTTTGAATAGGTTTGATTTTTATGTATCACAATCAGTTAGTGCGGATAGAGACGACACTGGTTTTTTTGTTTTCAAGTTGGATTGGGGTGATGGCACACCAATTGAACATGTTGATAAATTTAAGATTTTAGAGGGGACAACATTATTCGAACACTTTTATGAGAAGCCTGGTTTTTATTCTATCACAGGTTTGGTATGTGCTATATTTGAGGGTAGAATATTAGGTGGATATGAAAAGTTTCAAACCAATATTGTTTTAAATCCCTCTATTAATTATGAACTCGGATTATATAATTATGGTAATTTTGCTACAATTGGTGGCATATCAAAAAAATCCTCGTTGGTCAAATCAGTAGCAAACGTCATTGGACTTAACCCTAACACATTAGAATATGATTCTAGTGAAACAGGACCTGATTTGATAAGAAAGATAAACATTTCTGATAGATTAACTATTTTTAATTTTTTAAATAAAATAGACAGTGATTTGAATAACGAGTTTTCAAGTTTTTTAAACCCTTATACTTTAGAAATAGATGATGAGACTGAAACAATCCTAGAGACAAAAATATTTGGTTGCACCGAACCAACTGCTTTAAATTATGATGAAAACGCCACCGATGATGATGGAACTTGTGTCTTTAATTTTAATATAGATTTATTGACACAATCTAGCGATGAGTTTACAATCACTCCCTATGTAGGTTTTTTTCCTGATGGTTTGCCAGCAGATGAGAGTGGACAAAATGCCAACGAGCCGGTTTGGTATTACTCACAAATTTTAGAAAACAATGCTACCTCTGATTATGGTCAACTTACAGCTTTAAATTTTACCAATGCGACAAGCTTACGACCAACTGTCATTTTAAGATTTTTTCGTAGAGGAGAAGCATTGACAAATATGATAATTAAAAGTGAGGGAAGTAGAACTGGTTTTGTTTTGGAACAGTTACGAGTTCTAGATGATTTAAATGATATAACTGAGTCTATATTTGGTTACTATTCCCTTCGATTTGTAGAGTCATTTGGATACGATGACCCAAATAATATAGAGGATGGTGTAATCATATTTCAAGATGGTGAAATCCTACCACCAGTTGGTGATGTGCAAGGTGGTGAAGTCAGTCTCACAATCTATCCTAGTCCACAGAATTATGGCTCTGTAAATGAGGATTCCTTTACTTTAACAAATGAAATTACATCAATAGACTTGATAGCTACACCTAAAGCAAATACTAATCAATTTAATTATTTCTTTGAAAAATGGGAGATAGTAGATGGTGAGGCCTTTGTTGGTTTCGGCCCGAACAAGACAAGTGAAACAGTGACTCCTACTCCAACGTTAAATTGGGATAACGATGACAATCCAAATAGTCAAACTGCTAATGTAAGAGCTGTATTCACTAGACAACAAGTTACAACTGATACTGGTGGTAGTGGAGCTGGTCGTAGAAAAAGAGGTGTTGGTGGCACAACATATGAAGAAGATGATTTAGTAGACCCAACAGGAGAAGGAATCTAATGGCAAAAATTCATGATGGGTTTATAGATAAAAAAACAACAGATACATTTGAGGAAACATCTCTAAATAATGTCGATTTGACCACTATCAAATTTTATCGTGGTGTAAAACCTATGTGGCAACAATTGGGATTTGTCGATTCAAACTCTAACGTGCCTACTAATAAAATTTATTGGAAAAATATAGTTCCTATGGATTATTCTTATTTTAATTTGTCGGGTATAAATACGGTTGATGTGATGGAAAACGATCAAACAACAAATAGAAAACCTAGAACGTCTTTTGTAAAAATCAATATTGAAGAAGAAAATATACAGATATGGGATGAGGATTTTCTATATCCAAAATTACCAAAGATAAATAAATTTGGTGTTTTCACAGAATCAGTAAATACCGATACATCTTATGGGGAAAGACCTAATCCACCAATAACAGATGAAGATGAGATTCACGAAGATTTACTATTGAATCTTGATTTTAGTGAACAACTAGCTGATGATATTGTGGATAAAACAGAGCTGAATAAAATAGAGTATAACACAGATTATAAAGTTACATTAGATAAAAATTTAAGATTGGAAAAGGAAAGTCCTCTTTCGTTTGACAGTCTAGAAAAAGAAAAAACAAAACAGGCATTCTAATGGAATTTAGTAAAAAACAAAATTATCCGACTTATTTAAAACCTGGCATTTATCCTGATGTTCAAGATGATAAAAAAATTGGTTTAGATAACGACGAGTTGGAACAATTTTCATTAGGAAATTGGAATTCGATTGTCAAGGATAATAGGATCTTCCCACTGAGATTACTAGACGTTCCTAGTGTGCAGGGAAGACCCGTTGAAATTTTATTTGATGAAATAACATTCCAAAGGGGTTTAAATCGTATTGCATACTCAAGAGATGTGAACGGGCAAATTATACCTGACAGTATCTCCGATGTTGAATCATTTCCTACTGTAATTCCGCCTACTGGTGGTGGAGAGACATTTAATCCTGATGATATTCCAAGACGAATAACAAGTATAACTGGTCCGGGAAATGTCGATGCTCCGATTATATCCCAAATAGCAATTCTGAGACACTTCGCAATATACGGTAATTACTATACAGGTGAAAATGTCTTTGACCCACTTAATAACATTCTGGATGGTTGGCCAGACGATAGAACTTTTTATAAGAACATTAACACAATTGGTTTTTTAAAACCAAGAGATGTTGATGAGGAAAATGCTCGTTTAGTTATAGAATTAGATAGTGGTGATTCAATGGGTTTGACTTATGAGTTTTCAATACCACAAGGTGCATATGGAGATCGATTTGATTTTACCCACGAGTTGTTTTTTCCAAAAATTTTAAAAATAAAAAACCCAACAGAAAATTCTTTTATATTTATCGAGACTATTATCGCGCCACCGGAAATAAGCAACTCAGGTTTTTTTGAAATTGACCTCACTCCTATTACAAATGAAATGGCAGTGGGAAATGATATAAGAGGAGATTACTTAATTGGTTTAGGTTTTCCATCTTTTCAATACAACGATTTTTTTGGTGATGAAGAAATTGTCAATAGTCTAAAACCTAAATCTGTTTCTTTTTTGGTAGATACATCAACTGAAAATGAAAATGAATTTTTATACTACGATATAGACGAGGATGAGACTGAATATCTCGAAACATCTTATCCGGTAAAAGTCAACTTAAGGATGAGTATATTCGGTGAGTCTTTTACAAATCCTACTTTACAACCTTATTCACCAACACTAAACAATCTATATTATTTGGATGAAAGTGAGGATATCGCACCACTAATTAACGACTTGAATTTTAATTTATCTAACTCTTATTTTACCTATCAGGTTATACAGTGGGGAGATGAAAATAATTTATTATCAGATGAACAGATTGAACAAACTTATTTTTTTAATTTATATGATTTGCCAGAGTATCCATCTGATGATAATTATTTTTTGAAAAAATGGTATGCCTCACAGATTCGTGAATCCATCCCACTCGAACAAACAGATAGCCATGTTTACAATCAACCGGGTGTAAAGTCTATAAAAATGGTAATCTATAGATACGATGATAGTAGGTCATTGTTATTACAAACATATCTTGTGACTAAAAACATAGTTATCAATGATGGTCTTTTACAGGCACAAGATTTTTCAGTTTTTGGTGGAATTAATTTTACCTTTTTACCGATTAAAGAAAATCAAGCAGTTTTTTTAGGTTTTAGTGAGGCATCTGATTATAATAGGTCAATTTCAAAGTTGGTTAAGGATGATAACTTCACTCAAAATGATTATCTGAATAAAGCAGCTGCTAAGAATTATTTAAAACAATTTAATGATGGTAAATTAGGTGATGAGCCAGGTCAAATAGACCTTGGACTAACTAGAATATTTAACGAACCACGAGATATCTATGATTTTATAACTAATGATAAGCAACAAATAATAAAAAATGACTTTACGATTGAAACTTTACCAATCAATAGTCCTGCTACTGATATATTTATAGAAGATGATAGATGTATAGTTGATTTAAATCCAGAAGATTTGGAAACATTTAATATTAGAAATAGAAGTGGTTATAAAGAACAAGTAATATTAACAGGTGATTATAAAATTTCACAAAATTCAATCGGAGATTTAAACAGAGAAGGTGTGGTAAAAACACCTAACTTAGAAACGGATAAAAATAGACAGGCATTTTAATGGAAATTTTACAACCATATGATGAAAATTCATTAAAGCTCACCGTTGCCGATGAGGTATATGGTTTTACGTCCTTTGGTGAGATATATGTTGACAGTTATTTCGATTTGATAGACAGTTGGAACAATGGGGTAATATCTAATAGCTCTTACTGGCAAGGAAAGGGCGTCACAACTAAGGAAAGTTTTGGTAACCTACATTATGAAATAGCCGGACAAAATGCCAGTAGAGGTTTTCCAAAAATAAAATTATCTGTTTTTACCGATAGTGGAGTTTTTAGAGAAGATGAGGATTTATCAGGTGAGTTAAATGATTACTATATAAACGGTCAAGAGATTTTTTTAAAACCGAATGAATATCTAGATAGGAGAGGATTTGCAGAGGGGAATTATAATTTACAATTTGATTTTTTAATTAGATTTCGAGAAAATGATGAATTGTTTATTGCTGAAATATCCCCAAGTAGAAAAGAAATTAGATTAGATTTAGATACAAATGTAACATCAACCGATATAAATCAAGATTATATAAATCAAATGGTTGGTTTTTTAAATGGCGGTGTGGTTGATGATACTTATCAATTTAATTCATTTTTAGAATTATCTCAAGGTAGATTGATACCGATTAACGGCTATGCTCTAGACACCGTCACGAGTAATAAAAACAGTTTCATACTTAAATTAAATGAACCTTTACCAAATGACATATCTAGTCTATCTAGTGATTTTTTTATTAGTAACAAGTTCTTATCCTCACAAATTGAAACTATATTTTTTATTGATAGAGAGGGTTTAGCAGTAAGTGGTTTAGGTTTAGAAATTGATGAATCTTTCATACCTGAGACAAATTACACTGCAGATAATTTTAAAAATTATAATGACATAACTAGTTCCGTAGGAACAAATATAGTTGAAGAATTAACAAAATTAAAAAAAGATGTTAATTTAAATATTGACTATACAAAATTTGATAATCATGTTTTCTTTGGCTCAGCAAAATCTAAATTACAAAATTTTAAAAGTAAGGCAGTAGAGTTAGAGGGTTTGTTTACTGAATTAAGTTCTTCTTTAAATTTCAATAATACTGTAAATGTCATAGAAAAAAGAAAAGATTTATTTTCTAAGATAAAAAACATCCAAAGAAATTTTACACATTATGAAAATTTTGTCTACACAGACGGACAAAGTTATTCAACATCATCGGCACCAGGTATTGGTGTTAATTTGGCAGGCAACGACATAACAAATAAGGTTGATAACTCTCTTAATACTTTACAAGACTATCAAGGTTTTGATAAAGTTTTCGAAAAAGAGAGTGATTCTTACATTCATTTATTCACTGATGTTTATAATGCCGAAGACCCACCATTTTTTAACTCTAACGATTTCTTTTATCTTTCCTTTTTATTAAGAGCATCTGGTAGCGAAACCACTGACTCAACAACACAGTTTACTTTAAATATAAGTGGTGGATTAGCAAATGAAAGTTACGATTTGAACTCAGATGAAACAATTACAGAAATAGGAAATTACCCTTATGGTAACGATAGGAAATTACCTTTCAATGCTTGGAGCGGCTCTGCTCTTTTGAATCCTATAACAACAGGTTCTAAATATCAAAGATATATTTTCAAAGGACAACAAAACTATTTTAGACCAACTGTGCTTCCGATGATATCCTCAGAAAATTTCAGTGAAAATTCAACTACATTTGAAATTTTATCGGGCTCGAATGTTTTATCAGCATCAATAAGTGGTTCTATCGGTGATGGTTTTGCCACAGCAATCCTAGATATAAGTGGTAAATATGTTCCTTATTTTTTTCCTTCACAATATGATACTGATGGGCTTGTTGGACAACTATTACCAGTTACAGCATCGATATTACCTCAAGGTGATTTATTTCCAATTTTTAGTGATAGTGATGATGCTTTAAAAAAGGTTTTTATAACTGATATTGTTTTGTCTAAAAACAACCCTACTGATATACATCCTTTTTCAAAAATATATAGACCACCAAGTGGTAGCTATGCCGGTTCCGATAATTGGAATACTTGGTATAATACGTTGGAGGCTAGTGCTGATGAATATGACCAAAATAACATAAACTCTCTAGTAAATAATTTACCTGAGTTTATGAGAACTGGTAAAGAGCATAAAACTCTTAGGGATTTTGTTAACATGTTAGGAGAACAATTTGACCTATTAAGAAGTTATGTTGACAATTATGAAAACTTCTATACTTTAGGATATAAAAGCCCAAACTCTATACCAGACAATCTTTTACCAATTGTTGGAAATAGTTTAGGTTTTGATTTATTAAATCCTTTATCTGGTAGTCTCGAAGAATATTTACAAAGCACGAGAGGTGATGAAGTAAGTGACAAAAAAGCAATAAGCTCATTATGGAAAAAAATAATTAACAATTTAATTTATGTCTATAAAACAAAGGGGACGAGGGAAAGTATAAATACACTTTTAAATTTATATGGTTATGATACAAACACTTTTAACTTGACTGAGTTTGGGGGTTCTGTAGAAGAGCATAATCCGGCAGTGGTGACTAATAATGCTGTTAATGATTTAGACAGTGGTTTGAAAAATGTAAAAGGTAATGTATCGTTTGTTGAAAGAACAGAACCCTTCAATGCTTTAAATTTATCCTCTGGCTCGCATAACTTAGCATTGGATTGGTATTCGAATGATGCTGAACCAAACGGTATCGAATTTATATTTAGAACTACAAACACAAACAACACACAGACCTTAACTAGAGCAAGTGGTAGTAGTAATGATTTATGGGATTTAAGAATCATCCCAAGTGGTTCTTCAAATTCAAAAGGTAGTCTACAGTTTCGTTTAAATAATAGTTACTTCGCATCTGGTAATATTGCTAGTAACGCAATTTCTATGTCTACTGATTTTGTTGACGACTTAAATAATTTTAAGTTTTTTAATGTTTTGCTACAAAGAAACGTGGTCACATCATCATATGAGGCAACCAATGCGTTAACACAAAGTTATCACATGTTTATCGGTAGAAAAGATGGTGATAAAATTACTGATATTCAACACGTAAGCATGTCCAGCACTTCATCTTTTGCCAATCAGAACTTTATATCTTCATCGGGTCATACTAGTAATAATTTATTTTTTGGAGAGATAATGACTGGCTCTATAGCAGAAGTTAGAGCATGGGACGCATATATTAGTATGTCTAAATTTAAACAACATGTTTTAAATTATAGAAGTATCGTCGGTGGAAAAACAACAACTGCTCGTGATAATTTAGTCTATCATTTTCCTCTAAATGAAAATAAAAATTCAAAAGTGATTAAAGATATATCCTCAACAAGAAAAATAAAAAGTTTTGATAAAGTCGTAACGTTACAGCCGAGTTTAAACAAGATACAAAATAGTATGGCTACAATAAAGAATTTTTCTTTTAGAGTTAGAGGGACTGATGCTGTTAAAAGTGATAAACAATATAATATAGCTCCATCTCTCAAAGTAGTCGGTAATTTATCAAAAGATGTCAAAACAGTAAGTGAACCAGTTGTCGATGGAACAAACACACCAAAGATTAGAACAATTAACAAAATAGGTAAAACATATTCTTATGTTGATGTGATAGATGCACTTATTATCAACGCCATGTCTGATTTTGTATTAGATGATTTTTTAGACGATGGTGTTAACGATGGTGTGTATTCGGATTTGATAAACCTAAGAAGACAACTTATCACAGAAAGAAATATATCGGTTGATATCCCAAAAAGCTTAGATGCGATAGAAAGCCACACTGATAATCCTGGTTTTATTCAAAAGATAGAGGGACTATTACCAGCTAAAAGTAAACTTGAATTTAGTTATGAGGTAAGAAATGATATACTGTTTAGGTCAAAAATTAAAAGAGCTGATTTACAAACTGAGTTGAATCCAAACACGGTTGTGGGTTCAACTAATTTAACGGAACCAAATTTATCAATTCAAATAAATGAAAATAAATTTAATCAATCTATCAATATTCTAAACAACAGTTTAGAAACAACGGCTTTAGCAAATGAAAATCTTAAAGAAACCGAGGTAAATATTTTAAATGATAAAAAAATAACTTCAACCATTAATGATGGTGTGTTAACAAATGATAGTTCACCAATGAATATAGTTGATTTATCTGATTCACAAAATCAGACAGTCCAAAACATGATACCTTCTAATTTAACAAATCTGTTATTAGGTAGTAAGAATGAATTTTATAAGAATGCTGGTAAATCAGAAAATCAAACCTTTTTCAAATCAAGTAATCAAGGTTCAAATAATGATTATAACACTTACAAATATGAGGATAGGTTTTTCTTTCGGACTATTGGAGATGTCGAAGGTTACTATCCTGTAAGTGGGGCATTTGAAGATAGGTTTGGTATAAATGCTAAACAACCATTTAATCATCATGATAATTTTAGACACTTTGGTAATCGTTATTATGTTGATAGTGGAAGTCAATTTAACTATAATTCTTTTTTTGGAAGTGATGATGCTAAAGTCAATGGTAGAATGGTTGGAAGAACTTTGTTTTTTAAATCAGATACCGACGGTAATATCACCTATCCTATTAACCACTATTTTAAAGTTGGGACAAGCAAAGATGGTTTGACAAATTTAATTTACAAAGGGACACAAAATGATGGTAGTAATCCAACAGAATTCGATCCTGAGTTAGATACTTCTCCTAATATTTCAGCATATACTATTAATGTTGGGGGTTCGGATACTACTAAGAAATTAAAAGTAATAAGGTAAAATATAATTAGATTATATTTATAAATAGACAATATACAAACAAGGATTACAATATGGGACTTTTAGACAATGATACCGTAATAGTGGATGCCATTCTAACAAAACTTGGTCGACAAAAGTTAGCAAATGGCGAACCATTAAATATCACACAATACGCTTTTGGTGATACGGGTGTTGATTATACACTTTACAACCCAAACCACCCGAGTGGTTCAAGTTCATATGGAACAGCAATTACATCACTTCCTATGTTAGAGGCGGTGCCAGATGATAATGTTTTTTTAAGATATCGATTATATGGAAGTGGTGAACGTAATATTCAAAACTTTTCATTTATAACGGTAATAACCGGCACATCAGTAACAATCACGAAGATTGCTGGGGAAACTGAAAGTAATCCTGTTTCCATCGTTCCAAGAGTTTTTCCAAGGGTAGATGATGCCTTATATGATTTCAAAATTTTAGATTTAAGAGGATTGAGTGTCGAGGGTGTTAATCCAAATCAAATAGAGTATGGTTCTGGTGGATACGGTAGTGATACCACTAGAGGTCTCCAACAGGCTGTAGGTGCTAGTGCTCCGACTGTAGATTTACCTCCATTTGACCATCCGGATCCTGTAATAGCCACAATTGCTAATCAACCATCTATAACTTTAAATGCTCAACCTCAACAGATAACTACACAAAGGTCTATCGGTGTTGAGATATCTAGAGATGGGGCAGCTAGTGGTTTTGTTACTGTGACTATTAACACTAATAATACAACAGCATAGGATTTGAACCATGATGAAAACATTTAATATTTCAGAAGACACGATAACAACACAGATTACTGTAACTAATGGATACTTTGACGGTGGTGTTGGGACTTTAGATGGTTCTAATTTCACAACAGCGTCCTTATCCTCAACACAAAAATCTTACTACTACAATATACAATATAACTCTAAAGACCATTTTAGTCTCACATATGGTCATCGTGGGGGAAGTGGTAGTGCTGAACAATCTACAACTGTAGAGGGAACTACAAAGGCAATATATAATCAATTCTTTAATTTTGTAGAACCAAATGCTGAGAATGTAAGAGACGGTGCTGGTTGGTCTATGGTTGATGGGACTGACGGAACATCTGCTGTCACCCAAAATGATGTGTATATACTTTCTGCGGAAAGATTACAGATGAAAGATAGATTAAATCCTGGCACATGGACACTTAATTTATCAGGTTCAAACACAGCCGGAACACAAGATTTAATTAGTCTATGTGACGATAGTAAAGACGTAACACCAACTTCTGTTCCTTTTGGTCCTAGATATAATATAGTTTCAGGTTCTGCCGGTTCTGTTGCTGTAGCAGCCACAACGAAGACATTTGGATTTTTTTATCCTGATGCTGGTTTGATGGTATTGAGTGCTAATGCCTTATCCTCTAGTTTACCAGGTGATGATGGTTTTATACAAAGTGGTAGTGAAACAGCTTTAAATCCTGGTAACGGATTTGCACCTGATTTACGAGTCAATACTGCTGCCGATAATGCTAATAAATTTAGAGTGGCTCTTCAAAAGGGTTCAGTGACATTACGTTCTGAAGAACAACAGTATATCTATGATTACTTTTGTAGGGCAAAAGCTAACGAATTCAATCTATCTCAGAATCTCACTTTTTGGAGTGGCTCTGATTATAAGATAAGGCATGATGACATGGTAAGTAATCCCCAAACTTTTATAAGTGAAGTTGGATTATACGATGCTCAAAATACATTGTTAGCTGTTGGTAAATTAAGCTCACCAATTAATAAAAACTTCAGTTCTGAAGCAATTGTTAAGGTGCGTTTGACTTATTAATTATGGAATGTTTAAATCATTTACACCTGAAAATCAAAATACCTACGAGTATACATCCCATAAAACTTTTAATCTAACACAAGCAGATTTAACAAGACATCAATTTTTATCTGCGTCGAACAACTCAGTATCAAAAAGTTTTTACGATTTTTGTAGAATAAACTTTTATTTTAGTGGTTCACATATAAATGAGAATTCTTTTAATGAATCGTTTACAATAGGTAAAAGTGGAAAAGGTGATAATACTTTTTTAAATAAATTTTTTGATACTGGCTCTGTTGTATTCATACCACAGAATAAATTTGATGAAAGAATAAAAAAAGGAACGTTTGTATTAGCTGATGTAGAAACTGGTGCTAGAATCGTAGATGATAAACAAGGTAATTTATTTTCCACAAATGCAACAGTTTCAAGTTCCGACTCGGCATTATCTTCTCAAGATAATTACGTGGGAAATATTTTTTATGACGTGGGTGTATTTACGCTTACCTCTACCTCATCCTTTGATGGTGTTTCAAATTATACAGATGTAACCAATGGTGATTATCAAATTCAATATCAAGGAACACACACTGTCAACACCTATGAATGGACTTGTGATACAGAACCAAATGAGTTAAACAACACGACTAATATGACTATCTTTCACTCTAACGGTCTTGGACAAGTCAAAGATAATTTAACTAGTAGTATTTATCCGACATATATAACAGAAATAGGATTGTATGATAATCAGAAAAACTTAGTCGGTTATGCCAAACTTTCGAAACCGATACCAAAAAGTCAAAAATTGCCTATGAAGTTCTTGTTGAGAATGGATTATTGATATATTTATTACTGTAACTAGAGGAAATAAAATG